AGATGCTGAAGGTGTATATACACCTGCTCCATATGCTTTTAGTTATCACATAACATCAGTATTAAACTCTGGAAAAGGTAATCAATGGTATGGTTTTTCTGTTGGTGCACCTGAACAAGTGAAAGATGGTGGCATGTATCAAGCAGCCAAAGACTTTCATGTTTCTATGAGAAATTACGACAAGTAATTGCCGCATTTGGGCGCTACGAATGTGGCGCCCAATAATAAATTTACTGAGGGAATATGATAGAAAGATTAAAAGATATATTTAAAGGTTTAGAAAGTGCTCATGGTATCACTAAAAAAACTGATGAAATAAGACACGATGGTAAAAATGAAGTTAGATCAAAAACCATTAGAGAACCTGTAACAGATGAATTATGGGAAAAGCATTTAAAAGGTGAAGAACCTGGACTAGGTATTATACCAATCAATGAAGATAATAAATGTAGATGGGGTGCAATTGATATTGATACTTATCCATTTGATCATTTAAAATTAATTAAAAAAATAAGAGAAAAGAAATTACCCTTAATTGTATTTAGATCTAAATCCGGTGGTGCACATGTATATTGTTTTGTAAAACAATTTGTTCCTGCATCATTAATGAGACAGAAGTTACAATTGATGGCAGCATCATTAGGTTATGCTAAAGCAGAAATATTTCCTAAACAATCTAAAATTATGGCCGATAGAGGTGATGTTGGTAGTTTTTTAAATATGCCTTATCACGGTGGAGATAGAACAGTTAAATATGCAATTGATGACAATGGTAATTCTTTAACTATTGATAGTTTTATAAAAGCATATGATTTGATTGCATTAGAAGATTTACAATTAAAAAATTTATTAGTTAATAAAAAAGAAGAAAAATCAAAAGAAGATTTTCCTGATGGACCACCATGTTTAAATACTATTATAAAAAATGGTCCTATCATAGAAGGTAATGGTGATGTTGCAGCATCAGGTCGTGACAATGGTTTATTCAACATTGGTGTGTATTTAAAAAAATCTGATCCGATTGGATGGCAAGATAAAATAGAAGACTACAATGTAGAAAAATATATTAAACCACCTTTAAAAGCGACAGATGTTCTTAGAATTAAGAAACAAGTTGATGCAAAAGATTATGATTTTAGATGTAAAGACAAACCTATTTGTAATTTTTGTGATGAAAGACTTTGTTATACAAAACAATTTGGAAAAGGTAGTGAAGTTAGAATGCCAGTTATTTCTACAATTAGAAAATACGAATCTGATCCACCAATATTTTTTGTAGATATAGATGAAGACACTGTTGAAGTAGATGCACCTACACTACATGATCACGAAAAGTTTAGTATTGAATGTATGACAGAACTTGGAACACCATTAATTCCTGTTGCTAAAATAGTATGGAGAAAACAATTAGCATCATTAATGAAGAATATGGCCACAATTCAAGCTCCAGATGATACTAAAAAAGATATTCAACTTAAAGAATTACTTACAACTTTTATTAGTAGAGATGGTAAGTCTATGGAAGATGTTTTAAAAAGAAAACCATATACACAAAACGGTGTTAGTTATTTTAAATTTAAAGATTTCTGGGCATATGTCATCAAACAAAAAACTTGGTCAGAAAAAAAATATCCTAAAAATAAAACTATACGATTATTAGAACAACTGTTTGGTGCAAAAACTGATGTTGTAAAAGTTACAGTAGGTAAAGAAGAAAAAAGTGTAAAAGTTTGGTGTGTAGAAAAAATAGAAGTTGAAAAATACATACCTAAAAGAATAGAAAAACAACCGGCGGCGTTTGAATGAGAACAGTGATAGCAGGTCCACCGGGAACAGGAAAGACACATACATTGATACATAAACATTTACATAACGAATTAATTATTAATAAAACAGATTCTAAGAAAATTTGTTATATTACATTTAGTAATGCAGCAGCTAATGAAGCAAAAGAAAGAATAAAAAAAGAATATCCAACATTTGAATTTGATTGGATTTGTACCATGCATTCTATGGGAACTAAAATGTTAGGAATCGATACGAACACACAATTATTGAAAGATAAAAACTGGAATGCATTTAAAAATAAATATGGTCACAATGATATGCATTTTGAAACTAAACAACATGAAAATGGTTTTAATGAATATAGAAATCAATATATGCAAGTTATTGAATATTCAAGATGTAAAAAAATTAAATTACAAGATGCAGCAATAGAACTTGATTTAATTGATTACATCAGTGAACCTTTATTAGAACAAATTAATCAAGATATATTAGATTATAAAAAAGATTATAACATGTATGAATTTTCAGACATGATTTCAAAGTTTGTTGAGAAAAAACTATGTCCTTCCCTCGACGCTGTTTTTCTCGATGAAGCCCAAGATCTAAATCCTCTGCAGTGGGAAATGTTTTTTTACATCGAGTCGTGTTGTAAAAGATCATACATTGCAGGGGATGACGATCAAGCGATTTATGCGTTTCAAGGGGCTGACCCTAAAACATTTATAAATCTTGAAGGGATTTCCGATCATCAAACACAATCAAGAAGAGTGCCTAAAGCTGTGCATAAAGTTGCATTATCTATATTAGATAACATTGATGAAAGAAGAGAAAAGATTTGGGAACCAAGACAAGCTGATGGTCGGGTTTTTGAAAACTTAGAATTAGAAGATTTAGATTTTAGTAAAGGCCAATGGATGATTTTAACTAGAACAAATGAACAAATGAAAAATTTAGTGCCCACTTTTCAAGAAATAGGTTATCGATTTGAATGTAAATATAATGATTTGTTGCCCAATGAGATACTTAAAGCAATTAATGATTGGAATAGATTAAACAAAGGTGCAAACATATCGGGGGATGAAGCTAGAAATATTTATGAATATTTAAAATATGAAGAAGGAGATGTGAAATATGGTTTTTCTGCAGGAAAATCTTTAGTCAATATTGATTCAGTTGATATGGATGATTTAAGATTAAATCATGGACTTATTGCATCAGGAGGTTGGGATGCATTACGATTTAAAGATTATCAATATGATTATATCAAGGAACTAGTGGCGAGCAGCGAGGATCTAAGTAAACCGGCAAGAATAAAATTATCAACTATACACTCTGTTAAAGGAGAAGAAGCAGAAAATGTAGTTTTATTTACAGATTTAGAAAGAATTATTTATGAAGCAGCGCAAATAAATAAAGACACCGAACATAGATTATTTTTTGTTGGTGTGACAAGAGCAAAAGAAAATTTATTCATAATGAATCAAGGTTATGAATATCAATATAACATAGGAGAAGAAATAATATGACAAGTAAAGACATGTTTGAGAGTGCCTTTCCACAAGATAAGCAGATAGGCGGGAGTCACTACAAAGATTTTCACATTCAACCTTACGAATTTATTTCAAAGAATGATCTCTCATTCTTTCAAGGAAACGTTGTGAAGTACGTGTGTAGATATTTAAATAAAAATGGTATACAAGACTTAGAAAAAATAATTCATTATTGTGAATTAGAAATTAAAAAAATGAAAGATACAGATGGCAAAAGCAATAAAAAAAGAAATAAAGATAAGTAAACATAAATTTTATTTAGAAATATATCCTGAAAGAGAAGGATGTAATGGTAAAGAAGGACCTTTCTATGAAATTTTTCCTGAAGATTATCATGCAGCTCTTTATGCTTTTAGTAATAAAGAAGAGTTAAATAAAAAAATACAAAAAAAATATTTATGAATTTAGCTCCAATACATGATCTGTTTCTTTACAGTTTAATAACAATTTATTTATTTGATTTAATATGATTTTTACAGCAGCAACAGAATGGAATTGTCCAGAAACATTTCCTGATTTATCAAAATATCCTTACGTAGCAATTGACTTAGAAACTAGAGATCCTAATTTAAAATCAAGAGGATCCGGTGCAGTTATTGGTGAAGGAGAAATAATTGGTATTGCATTAGCAGTTGATGGTTGGTCTGGTTATTATCCAATAGGTCATAGAGAAGGTAATTTAGATAAAAGAATTGTATTAGATTATGTTAAAGATGTTTGTAAAGCTACCAATACAAAAATATTTCATAATGCCATGTATGATGTGTGTTGGTTAAGATCATATAATATTGAAATAAATGGTTTTATTGTTGACACAATGGTCATGTCATCATTGATTGATGAAAATAGATTATCATACACATTAAATAGTATTGCTTTTGAATATTTAAGAGAAGTTAAAGATGAGAAAGGTTTAAAAGAAGCAGCAGAAGCTGCAGGAGTAGATGCAAAATCTGAAATGTATAAACTTCCTGCGATGTATGTTGGAGCTTATGCAGAAAAAGATGCAGAGCTTACATTAGAATTATTTAAAGTTCTTTCACGTGAAATACAAAAACAAAACTTATCAGAAATATTTGACCTGGAAACGCAGTTATTTCCATGTTTAATTGATATGAAATTTAAAGGAGTAAGAGTAGATGTAGAAGCAGCACACCGATTAAAACAGTCAATGGTGAAAGAAGAAGAAGCGTTATTATTAGAAGTAAAACGAGAAACAGGTATTGACACGCAGATATGGGCAGCGAGATCGATTGCGAAAGTTTTTGACAAATTAAATTTACATTACGAAAGAACTTTGAAATCACAAGCACCATCCTTTACTAAAAATTTTTTATCGGAGCATAAACATCCTTTAGTTAAAAAAATTGCAAAGGCAAGAGAAATAAATAAAGCTCATACAACCTTTATTGATACAATATTAAAACATGAACATAAAGGTAGGATTCATGCGGATATTAATCCAATACGATCAGATCAAGGAGGAACTGTGACAGGAAGATTTAGTTATAGTAATCCTAATCTACAACAAATTCCTGCAAGAAATAAAGATTTAGGACCAAAGATAAGATCATTATTTATTCCAGAACAAAATCACACTTGGGGTTGTTTTGACTATTCACAACAAGAACCAAGATTAGTTGTTCATTATGCAGCAACAACTGATCCTATTATGTATGATGATTCTGTATCTCAAATTGTAGAAAAATTTAAAAGTGATTCAGTTGACTTTCACCAAACTGTTGCAGACATGGCAGGTATATCTCGAAGTAATGCTAAAACAATTAATTTAGGATTATTTTATGGAATGGGTAAAGCAAAATTACAAGCAGAACTTGGTTTATCAACTAAAGAAGAAGCTGAAAATTTGTTTAATCAATATCATGAAAATGTACCTTTTGTTAGAGAGTTAATGAATAGAACATCTCAACATGCACAGTTTTCAGGATCAATAGGAACTTTATTAGGACGTAGATGTAGATTTAATAAATGGGAACCAAATACTTTTGGTATGCATACACCTATGACTTTAGAAGAAGCTGAAAGAACTTATGGAAGAGGTAGAATTAAAAGAGCATTTACATACAAAGCTTTAAATAAACTAATACAAGGTTCAGCTGCAGACATGACTAAGAAAGCCATGTTAGATTTGTACAATGAAGGTATTATACCACATATACAAATACATGATGAATTAGATATTTCTGTTGAATCACCTGAGCAAGCTAAAAAGATAATTGAAATTATGGAGAATGCTGTTAAACTAGCAGTCCCAAATAAAGTTGATTATGAATATGGCAATACTTGGGGTGAAATACATGGGTAAATATTATGGCATATTTAAACGCGAACGTTCCTCCAATTTATTGCAAAGTAAGGAAGGAGTATCTTTATGATCTTAAAGAACATCAAGGAGAGTCTAGTGACTGCGTTATCTTTGGTTTGGTCTCTATTTCAGGTCGCGCACTCTTATTTAATATCATGCTTCCCAATGGTGCGTGCTTTTGGCGTTTGCCTATCTCAGCGTTTTTCCAAAAACAGTATGATCGAGCC